GACATCAACAATATATCCTTTAATTAAAATAGTAGTAGATGTAGATGTGAATTCCATATAAAAGATTATTTAGATATTTCTACTTTATTAGATAACATACTTTCCCCATCTATTGATTTTTGGATAATCTCACATGCAGATTTTAATAAAGGACCAACAGCTGTTAACGCAGGTGCTGGGCCTAATATAGTAGTATGTGTAGTTAAAGCGTCTGCTACAGCACTTAAAGCTGACATTAATGTTGTTAAATTAGTCATTAATTCTTCTCCCATAACTGCAGGTTCAGTATTTTGAACTGATCCTATAATTACTTTCTTACAATTCAAAACAATTTGCTCATTAGTGTCCATATTAATGGAAGTGTCTGAAGCTAAATGGATTGATTTTTCTGAGAGTAAAAGTATAGAATCAGTTTTAGCATTAAAAACTAAACGACCTGAATTTAAAATTATTTGGTTTTGGGTATAAGCATCAACATTTGTAGGAGAGGTTTTACCTTGAAATGAGTCTTTAAGTACACACGCTGGGAATAGTTCTATTTTTTGGGTACTAGTAGCATAAATTGAAGATTTATCTTGATTTATATCTTCAACTGTTGGAACCCAAGGTTCAGTTGTATTTTCAACAACTCCTTTTGTACCTTGACCATTTCTAATAATAGTAATAGGATCACCGTTTACTCCTTCAGTAGACCAAGTATTTTTTAAATTAGCATTCTTTACAGTAGCACCTAATCTAATTGAATTACCAAATCTACCTTCATATATTATGTCTCCTTCATAGGGTAAAAGAGGTTGATTTTTTATAGTATTATCTTCATTAAATGTTGTTCCTAATTTAATATCAGGAGATTCAGGAGTTATTCTTCTATAAGCTCCAATTTCAGCAGATTCATAATCTGAATTTGAAGTAGATGGAGTTGGGGAAGCAGAGGGTATAGCATTATGTACTTGACTATTCCATAAATTTAGTGGTGGAAGATAATAAGGTACAACAGAGTTTGTATTTCCAGAAGCATTAGAATCAACTAAATAAACTACATGTACTATTTCATTTATTAAAGGATAATGTTTTATATTAGGAAATAAAGGATAAGCATATGATCTCCAATTTATTTCAGATGAAAAAGAAGGATTTTTAGCATCTTCAAAAGCTATGACTCCTATACTATTCCATTCACCAAATGATTTCCATTGATCATGCTTATTATCTAAAACAATATCTTTAACTCTACCTGATATAGAACTAACTGAGGGGGAACCAAAAATATTACTAGGGATTAAAGGAGAATTAAGTCTATTATCTGGCATTATTCACCTCCTTCTTTAAACTTATCTATTTCAGCTAATAATTGAGCTTTTTCTTCTTCAGAAATACCAAAACCGCCTTCAGCGGTTCCATTATTACTCATAATACGTTGGATAATAGTAGCCATCTTAATTAATTGTTCATCATTTTTAACACTTATTTCTAAGTATTCTTTAATTAAAGGAACAATTAAAGTAGCATCTCCTATCTCATTCACTAATGGTTTTAATTCTGATATGAGAGCAGAGATTTGTTTTTCTTTTTTCTTTTGATTGTTATATATCTCTTCTAAAATATCGGAAAATTTCTTACCACCAAATACAATATTATCTAAACCATTCATGATATTTATTTATCCATAAATATGATTATGGAAAATTTGTATAACCATTCTCTAAATAAAAATAATAATGTTCTTTAAACACATCATATAATTTATTAGCTATTTTAGTAATTTTAGGAGTTTTAGCATCAATTATTTCTCGAATGTAGATATATAATGCTTTTTTATTAAAGATTTCTATACTTTCTCTTTTACGAAATAATTCTAAAATGGCATCTGCTATTTTAGCATCATCATTTTTTGGGAATAATTTATAAATATTTGATGAACAATATTCTATATATTTATCCATAAACATAGATAACTTTTGATTAGCAGGTGTGTCATCAATATTATAACTATGTCTTTCATCTGATTCTAATTCTTCAATAGGAGCTTTATCTACTCGTTTCTTATAATTTTTAGTATTAGAAATAATAAGATAACGTTTAGCAATAGTACCAAAATATGAATATGCTTTAGCTCCTTTTTCTGGGTTGAATAAATGAATTTTAGAGAGTAAAAATGAAATTACTTCATGTTGTAAATCTTCAATATTATCTACTTCAGTATAATAAAATTTAAAAGTATGAATAATATTTTCTGTTAACTTAAAGAAAGCGTAATGAATACGCTCACGGTAAATTTTACTTCTTAAATCAAAATCTAAAGTATTATTATATTCAATAATAGCATTTTCTGTTTCTTGAGTAAAATACATTCCATTTGTTTTCGGTTTTGGCTTCACTACTATCTCACTACTCATAAATTCTTAATATTAAACTGGTTTAGAATACTTTGGATTTGTTTAATTGATTCAAAAAAGAAACCTACTTCATCATCTGATTTGAATGATTCTCTAGCATCTATTTCTTTAAGTTTTTTATCTGACATTTCAATTATATCAGACACTTTATTTAAATAAGACATATATCCTAAGAGGATATCTTCTTGTTTTTCATTTTTTCTAAGAAGATTAAAAGTTGTGTATCCTAAGATCACAACCAATAAACTTAATATAACAATTGCAGTTATCATATGTTATCTAATAAACTTTTTAAACCTTCACTCTTAATATTACCTAAAGCTTTAGTCTTAACAGGTGACTTTTTAGTTTTTTCAATAGTGAAATTTGATGAGTTATTTTGGGTTACTTCGCCTTTAAGTTTAGGTAACCATGCTTGTTCAAACTCAATACGTGCTGCCATTAAATCCGCTTGATGCACGATATATACCAATGCAGTACGTGGTTTTGTTTCTGGTGACCAAGATATTAGGTAAGGTTTATTAGCATCATCATACAAGCCATCATGTAGTTTAATACCTAACATTTCGTTTTGAGTATACTGAATACCATGTTGGTTTAGTAAAAATAAACTTCTATCTGGTACTGAAATGTAAGCTAAACGATCATTGAATTTATAGTCTTCACCTAGTTTCTCTTTACGCCATTGGTCTGTCTGGGGGATGTATGATTCGTTTTCTGTGTCTCCCATTTTACCTAAATCATGATTTAGAGCAGCAAATACTAATTCTTCAACTGTGTATGTTGAAGTGTCTACTCCCATTTCTTTCCATACATAATGGAGTTCAAGAGCACATTGTACTACTCGCAGTACGTGATCTACATAACCTCCTGGGAATGCATTATGGTATTCTTTTTTATGAGAAGCAGGCATAAGCATAATACGTTCAGCATATTGTTCATAAAATGCTTTTAAATTTGAGCGACGAGATTCAGAAATATAATCATCAATAATTGATAAAAACTTATTCCAATTATTTTGGATTTGTTCAGCTGTTAATTTCATTATGCTTCAAGATTTAATTCATAACCACTAATAGGTTCATTTTCAACATATGCTTTAGTTTGTTCAACTGATTCTCTAATACGTTCTAAAGCAGCTCTATATTCTTCAATTGGTTGTTGTTGATTAACAATAAAGTTAAGTTGATTTGTTAATCCCTCAATTTTATTGAGTTCATGTAAAATACTGTTTCTATGTTTCATATATTTGTTTTTAATAACATTATCACATTATCACGTTTCTTATATCCTACGTTTTAATATTTTCCTTAAAACCCGTAATTATATAATACTAAAGAAAAATTGTGGGGCCAAATTATTTTTAAGAGAGGTTTACTATGTCTTGAATTTGTTTCAAAAACATACATCTTTCATATTCTTCTATATTTTCAAAATATATTAAAGCTGTGTCTAGTGTTTTTTTAAATACATCATCTGAGTATAATTTTATGCTATCAAGATGCATTTGATTAGTAGGATCTAATTTAATTAAATTATTATAAGCTTTATCATAAACCATATAACCACTAGCTCTTTCAATTTCAATTACATCTAAATCTGGGTTAGTGTCGCCTAAAAATTTAATCAATTGTTTAGCAAAAACCTCATAATTAGTTATAAGTTTCTTAAACATTCCAATCCACATCACAGGACTTTCAGATAAATCTATTTGTGAAATTGTCTCTTCAGGTTCTTCAGGAGACTTAAATAAACTAAATATCTTATTAATATTCATATCATATACATATGGTTAAAACTGGTTTTTAGCGGTTTTAATACATTCGCTTATACCTTATACATATTATAATATACTAAGAAAAAAAGCGGCTAAAAGCCGCTCTAAAAAATAAGTTGAAATTGTTTATTATCCTTTAATTATTTGTTTTGTACCTTTTGGTTTTAAATTATTTATTTCATTCTCTAAACGCTCTATCCGTTTAGTTAGAGTATAGAGATAAGTGATTGATAAAATTGTCTCAACAAGTAAAATAACTGTTAATAAGATCATAATTACTATAATTTTATAAGTTTGTGCACCTTGCAGGGCTCGAACCTGCGACCTAATGATTATGAGTCATTTGCTGCTAACCAACTGAGCTAAAGGTGCTGATATAGAACAATATAATAAATGGATTTTAAATTACCAAATTTTATTTAGAGAGTAGACTCTAAAAAAATGATATGAAGTACGAGCTAATGGTATTCTAATTACAAAGAAATTATAACTATCCCAAAATTTAATAGTATATTCACCTTCAAATTTCCCATCAAAATAAACTTTAGCTGTTCCTGTTTTAAGATCACATATAAATTTCAAAGCGTTATTTTGAATAACATATATGTCTTCTTCCTCTATTAAATCAATCTTATAAAGTTGATCTGTTCTAGAGAGTGAATCAATGACTATACGGCTATGGCCTGGAATGAATAGTCTATATTCTTCATTTTTAAATCTTTGATTTACAGGGGTGAATTGAGAATATAATGAAACCTTTATTAGTAGTGCCAGAAGCACAGTTAATATTTTCATTATGATGTGTTTATAATAAATATTATAAACTTAATACCCTTCACTTGGGTGTATTGCGGAGAGCATTGGGATCGAACCAAATTCAACTTACGCCGAACATCTCGCTTAGCAGGCGGACCCTATCTCCGTTTAGGGTTACTCTCCAGTAGTACTCCTATCAGGGATCGAACCTGAAACCTACAGATTAGAAATCTGTTGCTCTATCCAATTGAGCTATAGGAGCATAAACCTATATTTACTCACACCGGGTGCTGCAGATTACGCTGAGTATTGTAAATATAGGAGGATTGATAGCTACTCAATCTATTATGTGGTCAAGGAAGGATTCGAACCTTCACGGGCTGCCATCATAGTGACCAGGACGTGTACACATACCTTTTTTTACCCACAGTGCTATAACCATCTGTAACGTCTTACCAATTCCGCCACTTGACCAATGATTAATCTTTTAAATTATCATACTTACAACATGTCAAATAATAATCAATAATGTTCTCTTTAGACACATTAATTCCTTTATGTAATGTTCTAGTAACCACCACCCACAACTCATCTATGTGGGTGGTGATTGGTTCTAGATTCAGCTCTTTACTTATTAGCTGATGTAATTCTTGTTTATTATTAAGCTGCATATTCAACTGTTCT